AATTATATATCGTCGTCATCATAATCCCATTCCTGTTGACCTTCTGACGTTAATATAGTCATCCTACTGGCTTCAGGATCAAGGTTAATGATCTGATCTGCTATATCCAAATAAGCTTCTTTTTCCAAGCTATTATAAGTTACCTTCATTGGATAATATTTTCTGATTGCACCTCTCTTTTTTGGAGGTGAAGTCTTAATATCAACCATTACATCAGGATCAAACTCATAAAGTCCCGTCCTTTGGGGCTTCTTTCGAGGTTTCATCTTAGTGCTCATGATGTAGTACTTTGATCTAGTTAATCGTGATGTCCCATACCTTTTCGTACATCGTGCATTAGTTCGTGTGCGTGTTCATCTGATACATGGCTAGGTACACCTTTTCTAAATGATTTAAAATCTTTATTCTTTGCGTGTTCTCTCATCTTAGTTCCAGAGATTCCTGTATCTCCTTCTGCATCAGGATCCCTTGAACCAGCTGAGTGTACAGTAATCTTCTTAAAGTGGAATGGAACTTTACCATCTTTATTGGCTTTACCATTCAACTCTTTAAACTTCTTCTTGTATTCTGGTACACGATCTGAACCAGCAACAACATGTAGGTGTGTTACACCTTTCTTATGTAACTCAGCAGCATGCGAGAATAATGTAGGGTTTTCCTTTGACGAAGCACGTACGTTTGCATCTGGTGCATAACGTTTCATGTGCTTGACTTTCTGTTCACCAGTTAATGGGTTCTTTTCTTTGTCATGCGAATGGGATACAATGACGTGATGTTCTCCACCATGTTTCTTAGCAACTTCTTGTACCTTCTTAACTACTTTAAGGTGACCAGTTGTAGGAGGATTCATACGACCATAAGAAATGGTTGCATGCTTAGCATCAGTTTCTTCTGTTAGGAAGTCTACAAATGATTTCATTTTCTTACCTTAAGTAGATTTGATCTTGCAAACTCTGCACGATTTACAAGCTTAGATGGTTCTGTCTTACCGTTATGTTCATGGTTGATAACGAAACCTTCTGGTTTGGATTCTTTACCTTCAATATGGTGTTCATATTTACTATGGCCACTTTCAAGGGATTTTACCAAAGTATTCTTAGCAGCAGCTAGATGGTTATGAGCGTGCAATAGGTTTTCATAATGACCTTTATTTTTCTCAACGTGTGCAAGTTCTTTCTTACCAACTTCACGCTTAGCAGTCTGAGATTTTTCAGTCTTAACACCAGCAACTTGTTTATCGTGGTGTGCCTTAAGATGCTCTTTAAAACCTTTAACGCTTGGTGTGGTGTTATCTCTAACTGTACGATTGATGTATGTCGCTAGATGTCCATGTTCACCGCTATGTGCAGGATGGATTGCGTTATACATCTTAGTGCCATGCTCGTCATGAATCGCTTTAGCTGCATTCATGTGTTTATGGAACTCATCTTGGTTTGCTTGTGAATGGTGTGCTGTACTAGTGTCGAAGCTAGCATCATGGTGATGCACATCAGGATGTTGTTTAAACTCGTGGTGGTTTACTTCATGGTGTGCAGACATTGAATGGATATCGTTACCATGGTACTGTGTATGTACTGCAACACCAACTTTAGCTTTAGCTGCTTTCTTAGCTTCTTCGCCGTGTGCAGTATATGTGATTGTATTAGGAGTAAATGATGCCTTACCAGATTTCTTATCATGCTTAACATCACCTTCTGAGTGCATGATATCGCCTTGGTATACCTTACCTTTAGGCGTAACTTTGGGGAGATGTTTTAATGCAGCTTTTAATTTAGTAGCTAGACCTGGAGCATGACCATGATTACGGTCAATATCTGCTTCAGTATGATTAATCTTTGGATCTTTGTTGAATGCTGACTTAGAAGCAACGAAGAACTTCTTATTCTTTGGATGTGTACCGAAAACTACTGCTGGTGAACCATCATATTTAGTTGTAAGGTTTGCATTATTCTTACCAGCTTTCATATGCTCATGCGCATGTGTTAATGCACCATGAGCGTGCTCAAATCCTTCGTGACCATGCATCAATGGACGATCTTCAGGATGAGTAATATGCTTGAGCTTTGTACCTTCTGCTGCTGCAGATTCGATTAAGTACGTTTGAAATGATTTCATTTTGGCAGTTCCGCTTTCTTGTCTTTTTTACAACTTTCGCAATCACACTCTTGACCCGGTGTATCATGCTTATATTTATTAGTAAGTTCAGGAGTACCCCATTCCCCAGCACCATGCTCTTCTTGTAGGTAATCTTTAAAAGTAATCATACGTATGTAAAATCTCCCATTAGACGGGTTGGATATCCGCCTTGCCCTTGTGTGTCGCGTATGTTTAATTTTAAAACATACTTCTTAGTTATAATTTCCATATCGATACGCTTACCCGAACCACCTTTACCGCCATAGTATATCGTGCAAGATGTTGGTGTAGATGCAAGCTCCATATAATGTGGATCAATCTTAATTGACTTGATGCCTGCTGCAAGCTTGTGTATCACATGATATCCTTGTCCCACACCTGATGCCAATAACTTCTTAAGGTTTTCCTTCTGCTGACCAGTCATATTAGGCCAAACATCTTCACTATAACCTTTAGCCAACTTACCATTAAACACATCGCAGAAAACTGGAGGTTTAATGTTAAACATACCTAATAATTTTAAACCATTAACATTAGTAATCTTACCGCTCTTGATCTCATCTGTCGTCAATACAGTTTTTACACCAACGTTGAAGAATGTTGCTGTGTTACCAAGCTTCAAACTTAAGTATGCAACCACTTTACCATCACCCATCAAAGTCAAATCTGTTACTAATGAACCGATATCATTATTTGCTTTACCGCCTGGTGCAGATATGATAACGTCTGGTGTATAAACCAATGGGCGCTTCTTATTTAGTGCACCTTCAGCCTTAACAGTTAACTTCTTGTATTTAGTAAGGTTGTAAGTCTTCTTTAAATCTTCTAATGCTGCTATCATTTTAGTGTCAGGAATCTGAATCCCTGCCCACCAATCTTCTAATCCCTTTTGGAAAATTCCTTCGAAGGCATTCCCTCTATTGTTTGCTCCACGGTTTCCTGAAGAGCCTTCACCAAACTTTAAGTTGAATGCTGATATTCCAGCATACCTTTTAAGTGCATCTAACTTTACATCACCTTCTAATTGTCTAGTAACATTAATCAATCCTTGTTTTGTAGGATCTATATTGATTGGTGTCTCATGACTTGGATACTTATCCAACAACCATGCAAGCAGATGCATCAGCTCATCGACCTTCTTCTTCGGCCAAGTGTTGAGTTTTGATTGTATTTCCGAAGGAGTCTTGGGGAAAAAGTTGTATGCCATGGATCTATTTATATAAAAAAAGAGGGGCAAGTTACCCCGCCCCTTAAAACTACTACAGTATGTTCCGATCATCAACAATGCTTCAAATACATTTCATATAATGGTTCTTCTAACTCTCTCGCCTCGACTTCCCAGGGCGCATTGTAGTGATCCTCAAGGTCAGCATGTAACTGAATGTCAATGCGTCCTGTAATCATCTGCCAGGCATGTACAATCTCATGTGCCATACACTTGATAGCATAGTCTAATCCTCGATCACCCCTGATGTCTATGAGGATCTCTGTAGCTTTACCTTTAGAATCCTCATCTACACAGAGGCAATAACCATCTACACCAACATCTAAACCTTTGCCCTTAACAGAGATCTCAATGGTTGTATCAGCCTTTTCATCCGGATCCATAAGTTCGTTTAGGAATATGGATGCAGCTTTATAAAGTTCATCACGCTTCTCAGCATTGATATACCTCGAAGGTTTAATATACAACATCACAACTCCTATTCCTGATCGTAATCTGGGCCAAAGCTGCGTGGATCTGTCAATGACATCAAGTTGTCTTCCACATCATGGACAAGCTTTAAAGGACATGATAGCATTGCTGCCACAGTTGTAGCTTTAAATCCTTGACGAAGCAGATCCTCAATCTCAAAAGCAAGTTCACTCATACGACTCATGCTGTTCCTTTTCTCAAGTTCTTGTTAATCAAATTGGCATTACGAGCACCAATCTTCCAAATTGTACCTGTACGGTTGATGAAAGTCTTTTGACTTGCCTTCACCTTGCGAGGTTCACAGATGGTATATTTGACACCATCCACCATAGTTACTGTATCATTGTATCGCATTATTTGTACTCCGTAGCAATGTAAACATCAAAGCGTGTAGCATGTTTCTGTGGCAAGTATGAGTCATAAGCACTGTTATAACGTCCACCATAACGAGCATTAGCATGTACACGACGTGGTCCACGTCCCATCAAACGAACACGCTGACGATTTGGTTTTTTAGGTACAGGTAAACCTTGATACTCTGCACGCATCACCGCATACTTGTAAGATTGCATAACACTATCATTGATAGCTTTGACAGTCTTTTTGATGACGTCAATTTGTTGCATGTCTGCAGCTGACAAAGGATCTGCAGTGAAGATATAACCAGTGGATGTGCGTGGTCTAGACATGAGTTTCTCCTTATTCTGACAAGTTAATGATACGTGCATCGAATTCCATAAAGCTAGTTTCCATTGGTACGAATACGATCTTACCAACGCGTGAACCTTTATCGCCTTTTTTATTCTCTACACCGTCAAAGACATCCTTAGTGCAAGTAACTTTGAATGCTTTGTAACCAACTTCGTTTGTGATGCCTTCAACAACACCTTCAACGAAGCAATCATTTCGACCAGCCATTGGTTTGAAATCATAGCCACGAATAACTTGACCAACTTTTGCTGCTTTCTCAAATTTTAACATACTGTATTCCTTTGCTTTTTTCATTTTATGTAACCATTATACCATGTATCCTGCAGTTTGTACATAGGGCCCCCTAAAATAATTACAAATAAAAAAAGCCAATGAAATCATTGGCTTGCACGGACGGGCTTGGATCTGGAAGCATTTCACC